GACTATGATTTGGGAGCTACTAAGGGTTGGTTGCCAAAATCTAAGGAGTTTGATGATTGGGTTGGCTATTCGCCAAGCATGGCTCAGGTAGTTATTGCAGTTTATTTGATTTATAGAGGAAACTAAGATGAATAAGCAGGAATTGATTAAAAAATTAGAGGAACGAAGAACAATAATTGGGAATTTTCAAGGTTATGCAGTTTGGTGGAAGGATGTAAAAGAAATCTTTGAACAACTAGACGAACTGCAACCAGTCAAAGTTCCGCAGTGTGTGGCGGAATATATAGAATTTAAAAAGAAAAACAATTTTCATGTTTACGGTGCAATGAGAGTAATTGAAGATCATTATGATAAGAAAGTTCCTGATTGGTTTTACGAAAATAACATCGAAAAATTCTGTCTTGCTTGGCTTAACGGCTACGAGGTCGAAAAAGAGAAGCGGTATTTTGTTAAGATTAAAGGGAATATTAAAGAAAATATGTTGGTTTATGGAGAACTTTTGAAAAGGTATTTCTTTACAAAAAGCTTTATTTTAGACGATGTTATATATTCCCACACTCGTAAAGAACTAGAAGACGCAAACTTCGGCTGGGTGTTTGATTGTGAAGGAATTGAGATTGAGGAGGTGGAGTGATGACACAAACACTTGAAGAAGGAATGAAGAATCAAAGTAAATGCATAAAAGTCCCAAGGGAAATCAGACCGTTTGATATAGGGTATCGAATAGTGAACAAATACGGTCAAGCGCTCGCTTTAAGAAATGGGGCAAGTATATTCGATTTGCCTTTTCTGGCTGAAAAAGCTATAGAAAAAGAGTTTGGGAAGAATGATCCAGACTTTGACATCGGAAAGCATTCTGTTGAAGAGGTCGCTATTGTCAATTTAAGTAAATTTCATAGTTACTTTGAGGGGGTGGAGTGATGTCATGTAGTGAAAATTTAAAAAAAGAAAAAGAATTGACTGCTGCTATTTCAAATTTCAAGATAGAAGTCTTACAAAATGATGATAAATTGAGCAGTCTATCATTAAGCAACATCAAAAGGCAAGCAAGGGATCTATATGAATGCTTAGTATGGTTGCAGTATAATGCGGAGGAATCAGGTAGATGAGTTATGATTTGGAAATATTAGTAAAAATAGAGAGTGGAGATTATATTTGTATCGCTGAACCTAAATATAGTTCTCCGACCTACAATCTTGGAAGAATGTTTAGAGTTGCTATGAACTGGGATTTTGATCAAGACACTACGTACAACATCGCTGATGTTTTAGATAACATTCAACGCGGTATCTCTGAACTAGAACGGTACCCTGAAAAGTATGTGCAGTATGAACCTGAAAATAGATGGGGAACAGTTAGCGTTGCATTGGAGGTTTTAAAGTCACTGAAAGAGTGTATTTTAGAACAAGATATTGATACGAAATATTTATATATGAGGTGGTAATATGAGACGATTCATAGCTATCTGGATTCTTGTCTCTGCCGGATTGAACATCTGGCATATGGACAGGATTCGAGATTTGGAAGAGAAAAAGCCGATGGTTGTCTATAAAGCTGATAACGCTGGCGCTGAGATATTCGGGCGTGTCGTTGAAAAAGGACGGCATGGGAAGTTGTATACAGTAACTATCAGAGACTATGGGATTTTCGTAGTTACGAAGGACGTGTATGAGAAAGTGAAAGTTGGGGATGAGGTGTTACTCTAATGGATGATATTTTACAAGCTTTAGCAAAAATGCTAAATATGACTGTTGATGAAGTAAGTTCTTTGCTTACAACATTTAAAGGGAATGCACCACAGATTTATGAAATGTTCGTTAAAGAAAAGATGTTTTATGATCTCTTCAGTCTTTTTCAAATCATGTCAATTGTAATATTTAGTGTTTCTGCAGTAGTTTTAGCAGTTTTAACTCTCATATATTTTACATACGATGGTGGTTTTGTTTATTCCTATGATATACGTACAGGAAAAACCGAGGAAGAAATTAAATTAGAACGCATTGAACGGAAAAGAAAGGACTTAAAAATACCACTAAAAATTAGTTGCATTTCATCAAGCGCAAGCTTGATAACATTAGTTATTGCAATTGTTTTAAAAGCAACTCTTGCACCTAATTATATATTCATCGTGAATGAGATTTTACCAAAATTAACGAAGAGATAGGAGTTATCATGAACACAATAGAGAAAGTCAAACAATGGTTTATTGACCGTGATTTAGAAAACGGTAGGGTCGTTGGATTGATGGTGCTTTCGTCAAAGAGGAGGATTTGGCATGATACCGAAATTTAGAGTGTGGCATTATGAATTAGGTAGACTGATGTCAGTCAAATGTATGTTTTTTCAGGATAGCGAGATTGAAGAATTTGAGTTAAACGATGCTTTAATGAATGATTACATTACAGCTTATCCTGACGAAATCGAACTCATGCAATCAACAGGATTGTTTGACAGAAATGGCAAGGAAGTGTTCGTCGGTGACATCGTTAAATGTACAAGAGGATGTCTCCATGAAGTGTATTTAGAAAAAGAATACGGTGGTACATTCATAGGTGGCATGCCTGCAGTTTATCTAAAAGGATTGAGTGAAGGATATGCGTGGACCGGATATGAGAAAATCATCGGCAACGTCTATGAAAACAAGGAGCTTTTGGAGGACGCAAATGAGACCTTGTAAATATCCATATTCAGGAAGAAGAAAAAGGCAAAAAGTCTCGTCGCCAATATTTTCTGCACGACCAATTTTTAACGAAGTTCCAATTGTAGAAGAAGTTAAGGTTGAGTTCGGAGTTGAAGCTAGTATGGGGCGCATATATCCAGAAACGTTAATACATTTAGATATTTCTGGATACGGAAATAGAGTGCATTCAGTACATCGCTTCCCCGGTATTTTACTGAGTGTTGGTGAGTCAATCCAACTAAAGATGCTTTTCTATAAAAGACTTAGAAATTTTACTACAGATCGTTTCTTGACGTTTAGAGAATCTGATTGGAAGTTCTTTATCCGGGACCTGGTCAACGAATTTAAGCATTAAAAAAAGCCAAGACACTCTCTGCCTCAGCTAATAGTTCTCGCAAAGACTATTATATCACAAAGGAGACAGAGAGTGAACAAGGCTAAAGAGCTCTTGAAAGAGTTGCAGGATCTGGACATGGACATCCAAAGCCGTATAGACGAAATTAACGAGCTTGAGGCAGGTTTGCTCTCAAGCCCCAAGTGGATTGACGTCAAAGTCCAAGGTGGTCAAGCTAGAAAAGTTGATGATGTCTATACTCAGCTTGTCGTGATGAAAGAGGCTATAGAACAGGATACTAAAGAGGTTATCAACAGAAAGCTCCAACTAGGTAGGATGATCAATAGGCTTAAAAATCCAAAACATAGAACTATTTTGAGAATGACTTACATCAATAAGATGTACGTTGATGACATCTGTGACAGCATGAGGGGCATAAGTTCTCCTACTTACTATCGTTTGAAGAAACAGGCAGTAAAGGAGCTTGATATTATTATTTCAGAATTGATAGTAAATGATAGTAACTGTACAGGCATGAAGTCTAAAATCTGTTAAAATGGTAGTATCAAGAATTGAAAAGAGAGGTCTCAGAATTGGTAGATGGTTACCTGTAATGTCAGGGGGCTGTAATGGCCTTGGAGGTTCAAGTCCTCCCCTCTCCTTTGAGTGTTTGTGTCCCAGAATGGGGTAGGCAACAGGCTTAGCATTCATATATCACTCATTAACTTAAAAATGGTTGCAGTAGCGACTGGACCTCGCATGATTGCGTAGCTAATTATATTCCGGATAAGTTATAAGCTAGAGGGTTTGATTCCCTCAGAGGTTGTAAAGACTACAAAAAATAAAAAAGAAGTCAAAATTTAATACGCACGCAAGGTTGTAGTCGCCTTGCAAGAAGGTCGCACATCGTGTGGCTTTTTTTGATTATTCGAAGGGTGGTGATGGAAAATTGAGTGGATTGAGAATAAAACAAAAGAGATTTGCAGATGAGTACATCATCTCAGGTAATGCGACGGAAGCCTATAAGAAAGCAGGTTATCGTGTTTCTAGTGATAGAGTGGCAGGCGTTGAAGGACATAAGTTACTAAAGAATCCTAAGATTAAAAGTTATATAGATGAACGGTTGAAACAGCTTGATTCTGAAAAAATCGCAGACCAGCAAGAAGTCCTTAGTTATCTAACCTCGGTAATGCGAGGAGAGACGCAAGAACAGACTTTGATAAGCATCGGAGAATTGGGTCAAACGATTACGGATATTGATGTTGGAGCAAAAGACAGAATCAAGGCAGCCGAACTATTAGGAAAACGTCATAGGCTTTGGACAGACAAAGTAGAGGCAGACGTTTCTGGAACGGTGGTGTTTGCAAATGAGTCAGACATACCAGATTAAGCAAAACGATATTGTCGTTGACTTACCTAAGACAGTAGGAGCTGGGTACGGACAGTTCTGGCGCTCAAGAAATCTTTATCGTGTTGTAAAAGGGTCCCGTGGTTCGAAGAAGTCCAAGACAACCGCTTTGAATTATGTTATCCGTCTTTTGAAATATACTTGGGCTAACTTGCTTGTCATTCGTAGATATTCGAATACGAACAAGCAATCGACTTATACGGATTTTAAGTGGGCTGCTAATCAGTTAAAGGTCGCTCATAAATTCAAATTCAATGAGTCTTTGCCTGAAATAACCATAAAAGCGACTGGTCAAAAAATCCTATTCCGTGGTTTGGATGATGAACTCAAAATCACATCTATCACGGTCGATGTCGGCAGTCTTTGTTGGGCATGGTTCGAGGAAGCATATCAAATTGAGACTGAAGACAAGTTCAGCACGGTTGTTGAGTCTATCCGTGGTAGCTTAGATGTACCTGATTTCTTTAAACAAATCACAGTCACATTTAACCCGTGGAATGAGAGGCATTGGCTCAAGCGTGTATTCTTCGATGAAGAGACGAGACGGGCTGACACATTCGCTACTACAACCACTTACAAATGCAATGAGTGGCTTGATGAAGTCGATATTAAGCGCTATGAGGACTTGTATCACACAAATCCAAGGCGTGCTAGAATCGTTTGTGATGGTGAATGGGGAGTTGCTGAAGGTTTAATCTATGAGAACGTGACCGTCAAGGATTTCGATAAGGATGAATTGCTACGAGATTCAGCTAATAAGTTATGTATCGGTCTTGACTTTGGTTTTACTCACGATCCAACCGCTTTGTGTTGTTCGTTGATAAATGACACGACGAAAGAGATTTATGTCTTTGATGAGGCGTATAAAGTCGGATTGATAACCAAAGAAGTTGCGAAGATGATAAAAGACAAAGGTTATCATCGCTCACAAATCATTGCTGATAGCGCAGAGTCACGGCTGATTGAAGAGCTCAGGTCAGAACATGGCATATCTAGAATAAAAGAGAGTCGGAAAGGTAAGGATAGTATTATGGCAGGCGTATCCAAATTGCAAGGATACACTATTTATGTGCATCCAGATTGTAAAAACATCATGGATGAATTTTATAGTTATTGCTACCAGCGAGATAAAGAAGGCAACTGGTTGAATAAACCAGAGGATAAAAACAACCACTTGATGGACGCTTTGCGTTACAGCCTTCAATGTATCGAAGGTGGGAAAGCAACCGTCCGCAGACGTTCTGATTATGGTCTATAGAGAGGAAAGACATGTACCAATATTTAACCTATCCACGGGATGGATATGATGAGGGTTCTTTGAAGAAAGACCTGATTTACAAATTGATAACGATACATAACACTGAAAGCTCACATTTGAAGAAGCTTAAAAGCTACTACATGGGTGAGCATGCTATCTTAAAACACACGAGACGCAACGTGAACGCACCCAATTACAAGACGGTAGCTAATCATGCCAAGGATATCGCAGACACGGCTACGGGCTATTTTATGGGCAATCCTATCAAGTATAACAATACTGCTGACGGTGATATCGATGAACTACTTACAGCCTTTGATGGTGCTGAGATTGACCAAGTAGATGCTCAGAATGCTTTGAACATGGCTATCTATGGTCGTGCTTACGAGTACATCTATGCTAAAGAAGGATTGACTGAGTTGGATTCAACTAGTATTGATCCGGAGAATACTTTCATGGTCTACGATGATAGTATTGAGCGGAAGCCTTTGTTTGCGGTCTATTACTATGAAGTAAAAGACGATACGAAAGACACTACCAAGTACCAGGCTGAGGTCTTTACCGAAAATCTGCACTATCACATGGTGCTGAGAAGTACAGATTCAGGAACAACTCAGAGCGAGGAGGCAACACCTCACAACCTTGGTCAAATCCCAATTATCGAGTATCGCAATAATCACTTTGCGATTGGCGACTACGAGCAACAGATTAGCTTGATAGACGCTTATAATTCCTTGATGGGGAATCGTGTCAATGATAAGGAACAGGCTGTAGAGTCTATACTTGTCTTGTATGGCACGCAGTTAGCAGACACTCCAGAAGACGCTAAGGTAGCAATGAAGATTCTTTCTGAAGAAGGTCTTTTGGAATTGCCGGGCGATAGTGCAAGGGCTGAGTTCTTGAAGAATACGCTGGACGAAAGTGCTACTGAAATCTTGCGTACAGCTCTTAAAGAGGACATCTACACATTTAGCCATGTGCCTAATTTGACTGATGAGAATTTCGCAGGGAATACATCAGGCGTAGCCATGGAATTTAAGCTGATGGGCCTTGAGATGATTACTAAGACCAAGGAAGCGAACTATAAGCGAGGATTGCGTCAGCGTATTGCGATTTTTGCTCATTACTTAGGCATGAAGCAGATTGCTTTAGAGTCTCATTCAATCGTTCCACAATTCAGTCGTGGTTTGCCTAAGAACTTGTTAGAAATCTCTCAGATTGTGAACAATTTGGAAGGCAAAGTGACCAATAGACAGCTTATTTCTCTCTTGCCGTTTGTGGAAGACCCTGACGCTGAGCTGGAAGCCTTGGAAGAAGAGAAAAAGAAGAACATGGAAGACATGCCGATGTTCAACAAAGACAACACGAAACCCGAAGACGAGGTAGAGGATGAAGAATCAGGAGTATTGGGCGAAGAGGAAAGCCAATCTGATTTACCAGCAGATGGACAAGGCCGAAAAGCAGGCAGACCAGTTCGATAAGGTCTATCAGGAAGCCAAGACTTACTTGGATAAGGAAGTCAATAAGATTTTTGATAAGTTCCAACGTGATTATGGTCTAAGTCAGGTAGAAGCTAGACAAGTATTGAAGAACATGAAAGACAAGAAAAATCTGAATGAACTTCGTAAAGTACTTGAAGCGAGACCGAATGACCCGAACATCCAAAGATTACTAGCTGACTTAGACAGCCCAGCTTATTCTTTCCGTATGAAGCGCCTAGAGCGTTTGAGCGACGATTTAGACCGTATGCGTGAATCTATCTATCATTCAGAGAAGACAGGCTCAGACGCCTTTTATAGCGACTTGATGAAGGATAGTTACTACAAGGCTACCTTTGACCTGCAGCAGCAGACAGGACTAGCATATGGCTTTTCTGGGCTTCCTGAGAACGAGATTAAACATCTACAGTCTTTTAGTTGGGTAGGAGATGGAAGTACGTACTCTACAGACATCTGGAAGAATACAGGAAAACTTACTTCCAGCATAAAAGATGAACTCCTCATTAGCCTCATGACAGGCAGAGATACACGAGAAACTGCACAAGCAATTGCTGAGAGGTTCAATGTAGGTCAGAACGATGCAAGGCGTTTGGTTCGAACAGAATCCGCCTTTTTTCATAACCAGATGGAGCTACTCAGCTATGAAGAAGCAGACATAGAAAAGTATATCTTTGTGGCCGTCTTAGACAAGCGTACATCACGCATTTGTCAGGAGCATGACAATCAGGTCTATGATAGGGATAAGGCTGTCCCTGGTGTCAATTGTCCGCCTATGCACCCTTGGTGTAGGTCTACTACTGTCGGATACGATGAGGACGCAGACTACAGCAAGTTGAAGCGCAGAGCAAGGAATCCAGAGACAGGTAAAGTTGAGTACGTGCCTGCCGATATGACTTATAAAGAGTGGTATAGCAAGTATGTTGCGAAAGACGGGGAAAAGGTGTATAATCAAGATACAAGAGAAGCCAAGGCGAAATTTTATAGCGAACAACTATTGTCCAAAATTTCAGGAGTTGAGCCAAAAATTACAAGTGATATGCAACGTATCGCAGGAGAAAACAAATTGGCAGGTCTTGAATTTAGGAAGAAAACAGTTGAGTCATTATCACGTAAAATTACAACAGATAGCCAAGCTGAAAATATAAGTTTATCAAAGGCTACAAGTAAAATTAACGATGCTTTGCGGTATACAACTATTTTCGATCCCGATACTTTCGCAAAAGAGTATTTGAAGATGAAACAGAAGCTTATCGCAGAAGGTTATAAAATTGTAAAAGTAAAAAACACTTGGCTAGTAGATGGACCATACAAAGGTGTGAATACAGTCGTTGAAAAAGATGGTATCAACTTTGAAATGCAGTATCATACTCAGGAAAGTTTCGACTTAAAAAATGGTTCATTACATGAACTCTATGAGAAGTATCGTGATACGAATACATCTGATCTAGAACGCATGAAATTATTTAAGGAAATGCTTGATTTAAGCAATGGGCTTGAGATTCCTAAAAATATAGAGAGGGTGAAGTGATATGAAAGATATTAAATACTACCGCACAACGACGAACAATGCTCAAGTACTTCGTTTGATTGATGGTGTCATGCAAGTTTTTGACATTGAAAAAAAGTGGGTTAATAGCATGGATTGGTTTAATAAAATCTTTTTTAATGACTTTACGGATTTTGAAGAAATTTCAGAAAATGATGCATTTACTTATATTGACAGGATGGTAGCGGCATGATTGATATTGCCTTGGCTATCGCTAAAAAAGCACATGCAGGGCAGGTAGATAAAGCGGGTGTTGATTACATACAGCATCCTCTCTATGTGGCCAGTCAAGTCAACACTGAACAAGAAAAAGCTGTCGCTCTTTTACATGATGTGATTGAGGATAGCGATATAACTGCTGCCGATTTATTCGCGTCTGGCTTGTCAAATGAAGTTGTTACAGCGGTACAAATTTTGACAAAGAAAAAAGGTCAAAGTTATCAAGAATATCTTGGGAAAGTAAAATCAAATAATTTAGCAAGAGTTGTAAAACTTGCAGATTTGAAACATAACTCAGATTTATCACGTTTGAAATCTGTTACCAATACAGACTACGAGCGTGTTAAAAAATATAAAAATGCAATTCACTACTTAAGCACCTAGAGAGATCTAAGTGCTTTTTTCGTACCCAGAAAGGAGTGAGGAATGAAATACCGTAAAAAACCAGTAGTGGTCGAGGCTGTGCAGTGGAACGGCAATAACCATAAAGAGGTAATTGACTTTGCAGAAAATAAGATTTGGTTTGATGCACTTGGGAATATATGGATTGCTACACTTGAAGGTGATATGGTAGCTAAAAAAGGGGATTATATTATCAAAGGCGTGCAAGGAGAATATTATCCATGCAAGCTGGATATTTTTGCAGAAACATATGAAAAAACGGAGGAATAAAGTGTTAGAAAAAGCAAAACAATTGGCATCGCAAGAATTTTCACGCTTATCAGGTCGTGAAATCAAAGCAGAAGACTGCTTTGTAGTTTGGTTTAGCAAGACCCTGCAAAACTGGAAAGCTCTTGTTAGTACGAACGCAATTACATCAAGCGAACCTTGTGGAAATTATGCAGAAATCACGCATAACGGAGACAAGAAAGAGACTTATGTGGATGTTTACACCAAAGTTTCAAATCGTGCCATTAAAGATTAGGAGGTGATCCAACATCTTGACTTGCAGGAATAGACTGCTATAAACCGCATCGAAATCGAGGCGGTTTTCTTATGCCCTAACCGTATGGAATCCCGTACGGTTTTTATATTGTCCAAACTGTACCGATGACATTAAAAGCTGTACTGTTCCGTCGCCGGACGTAAAGCGAGATTATCGAGTGGCGACGTAATCGCTGGAGGACAATTATGTCAGAAGAAATCAATGCAACTGTATCTACTGAATCAACTGAGACTGTCGACACTCAAGGAAATGTTGATACAGTGCAAGAAGAAAAGCACGAACGAACTTTCACTCGTGCTGAAATCGGTAAGATGCTATCTGCCGAGCGCTCTAAATGGGAAGCTGAGCAAGAAGCCAAGGAAAACGAAGCTAAAAAGCTTGCTAAGATGAACGCTGATGAGAAACAGAAATATCAGTTGGATCAGCGTGAACAAGAACTAGCTGACCGTGAAAAGGCTATTGCTCGTAAGGAATTGACCGCAGAGGCTAAAGCAATGCTAAGTGAACGTGACTTACCTGTTGAGTTAGTAAATGTAGTTGATTTGACAAGCGCAGAGACGGTATCTGAGTCTGTCGCTGTATTGCAGAAATCATGGGAGCAAGCCGTGCAAAAAGGCGTACAAGAAAAGCTAAAAGGCGGAGCTCCAATGAAGCAAGCGCCAGTCGATAGTGACGGTATCACAAAAGAAGAATTTGCTCGTATGGGGTATCAGAGTCGAAATGAACTCTATCAAAAGAACCCAGAACTCTATAAGAAATTGAAAGGTTAAAATAAATGACAGCAGGACAAACTAAATTAGCCACTATGGTTAATCCAGAAGTAATGGCGGATATGGTTTCCGCTAAACTACCTAAATTGATTAAATTCACTCCACTTGCTTATGTGGAAACGGCACTTCAAGGACAACCAGGGAATACTCTAACAGTTCCAGCATGGGAGTACGCAGGAGATGCGACTGAGGTTGGAGAAGGTCAAGCTATTTCTCCAGACCAGTTGACTACTAAAAAGACCACTATGACCATCAAAAAGGCTGCTAAAGGTTATGAAATTACCGATGAAGCTCTTTTGTCAGGTCTTGGCGACCCACTAGGTCAAGCTACTTATCAGCTTGGTTTGGCTATTGCTAACAAGATTGATGATGATTTGGTCGCAGTAGCTAAAACTGCAACACAACATATTACAGAAACTCCTACAACTCTTGCAGCAATTGATAAAGCTCTTGAGATTTTTGAGGACGAAGAAGATGCGCGATATGTTGCTATCATCAACCCTAAAGATGCTATCAAGCTAAAAACTGACGTAGCAAAAGAATGGACTAAAGGTTCAGAGCTTGGTGCAGATATGGTTGTATCCGGAACGTTCGGTGAAGTTGCCGGTGTGCAAATCGTCCGTTCTAAAAAAGTTGATGAAGGTAAAGGCTTCCTTGTTAAAGTGTCACCAAGTCAAACTCAGACAGACGACGCTAACAAATATGGAGCTTTTGTTATCTTGCTTAAACGTGATGTGGCTATCGAAACAGACCGCGATATCTTGAAGAAGACTACCGTAATCACAGGTGATGAACACTACGGCGTTTACCTTTACGACCCTACACGAGTTGTAAAATTCGGTGGCGCGTAAGAGGTGACGATATGAGTTTATTGCTACGACGTCATTATATTCAAGAAGAGCAGGTTAACCAGTATTCTGATTTAGAGAATAAAACTCTAGAAGAGTTGAAGGATCTAGCGAAAGAAGCAGGTGTAGCAGGCGCTTATAAGTTGACAAAAGCCGAAATTGTAGAAGTTTTGGAGGAACTAAAAAGTGAAATTTAAAATCAAACAAGATTTCTATGATTGGGAATCAAATGTGAAACGACTGGCAGGAGAGGAACTTGAGATTACTGAGGAGCGCTATGCTGAGCTGGCTGACAATATTGCCAGCAACGGTGTCGCTATCTCAGATGTTCTTGAGAAAATCCTCCCTGAACCTGAGTTCTTAGAAGAGGATTGATATGTCTATAGAGTTGCTGAAGAAATTAACAGGCGAAGAAGATACTCAGCTTCTCATGTTGCTCCAAACAAGAGCTACAAATCTTATCTTGTCAGAGACTAATCGCACATCTTTGACACCTGCTTTAAGTCTTTTGATACCTGAGGTTGCTATCGAGCTCCACAACCGCTCAGGAGCGGAAGGAGAGCGTTCTAGAACCGAGGGTGGTATAGCAGTAGTCTACGGAGAAAAAGGCCTGTCTACGGGTCTTTTACAGCGCATACGCATGCACAGGCTAGCAAGGGTGGCAGGTCATGTTTTTGAAGCAGAGTAGACTGAAACCTTATCCAATGCGACGGTTTGAAAAGACTGTCACAGAGGAAGGTGTCGCAAAAGAAGGGTATGCCAAGGAAGCTGAGACAGTCCGTCTTGAATTGTGGCCAGCTAGTAGCAAGCTACAATCTGAATTGTATGGCGAGCGTGTCAATGATATTTTGAACGCAAATGCCAACAAGTCAGCTACTATCAAAGTAAAAGATGGTGTGTGTATCGATAGTCAGACGGAAGTGACTCATAGGGTTATTTCTAAAAAGGTCTACACACATCATCAAGTTTTGGAGTTAGAGCGTGTCAGGGCTACGAGGGGCAGATAGGCTTATAGCTAAATGTAGACGATTGGCTAGTAAAAAAACTGGCGAGGATATCGTCTTACGTGCGGTGCACAATGCTACTATAAAGGTTGTCCAAGCAGATGCAAGAAGACTCGCACCAGCGAGAGATGGAGAGCTTATAACTAGTATCAAAACTAGGGCAAAAATGGACGGAGATAGGGCTATAGGCGAAGTTTACACCAACCTTAAATACGCTCCTTATGTTGAGTTTGGAACGGGACCAATAGGACAAGCTAACCATTCGGGTATCTCTCCAGAGGTCAGCGTAACTTACAAGTCTAATCCTTGGTATGTGCATGAAGACCAAATCAATGTAGGACCGTACCACTTTCAAAAGATTGGGGAGTTCTACAAGATGTATGGTCAACCTGCTCAGCCTTATCTTTATCCAGCTTTGAGAGACAATCAAGAGCGTGTGTCTAAGAATATTTCGAATTATGTCCGTAGAAAGATAAGAGAACAAATAAAATGATTAATATCAAGCCTGTTATTTATAAAGAATTGCAAAAGGTTGCAGATAATGTGACCGATACTTATCCTAGCGATTGGGAGACTTTCCCAGTCGTTATTTTTTTGGAAGAACAAAACAAGCCGGGTGATTGGTTTGATGACCAGGAACAAAAATCCTCTATCCGCTACAAGGTGGATATCTTTGATGATACCAGCACTAGTGAGTTAGCTGTTAAAATCAATCAGATTTTTGAGTCTTTAGGTTTGCGAAGAACCGACTGCCAAGACGTGCCAGACCCGTCTCATTTGAGACATAAGGTCATGCGCTTTGAAGGTGTCGTTGATTTAGACTCAGAGCTTGTTTTTCAATTTAGAATGGAGAATTAAACATGTTAGCAAATGGAATTACGCTATCTTATGGCGAATCTAAAGAAACTTATACTAAACTTGTTGGATTGAAAGAAGTGCCAGAGTTTGGTATTGAACTCGAAAAAGTAGAAAATACTACTCTTGAAGATAAAGTTAAGAAGTACGAGTTTGGTATTGGGGACGTAGGAGAACTTGAGTACAAGTTCTCTTATAATAATTCAAGCGCAACTGCTCCTTATCGTGTATTGCGTAAGGCAGCGGATGACAAGAAAAAACTCTACTTTGAGCAAACATATCCAGACGGGACTAAGGTTAAATTTGAAGGTCAAGTATCTGTTAAGTTAGGCGGTGGCGGTGTCAATGCCGTTATCGAGTTCACCCTTAAAATTGCTTTGCAGTCAGAGTTGGAATTTACAGACGGTATTGGAGGTTAATTAAATGGCGTTAAAATACACAACTTGGAAAGTTACTGACGAAAAAGAGTTGAAGCTACGTTTGACATCTCATCAAGCTGCAACTGTGGAAGAAAAAATCGGCATGAACTTGTTAAAGATTTTCATGCCTGAAGCTGGCGAAGAGTTCACTTTACCGCCTTTGAAAGTTATGCTGTTGTTAGTTCATGGAGCCTTGCAGCAGTATGAACATGGGTATTCTCTTGAGGATGTCTATGATTTATACGATGAATACGTGGACAATGGCGGAGACCAAACAACCTTCATGACAGAGGTGTTGATGCCACTCTTTGAAGTATCGGGTTTTACTCCACGAGGAAGCAAGGACAAGAAAACTTCCAAGAAGAAAATGACAGTAGACAAGTAATCTTAACGGTAACTCAGATTATTGAGAGGCTTTATCCTATGTTTTTGGACATCGGGGGCAAGCCTCTTGATTTTTGGGATTTGACGGTACTTGAAATCAGAGAAATGATTGAAAGCTATAACCGTGTCAAAATCCAAGAGCGTAAAGAAAAGATTATTGACTCATACAGACTTTCGCAGATGATATCCAACCACGTTTCTTTATTGTTATCCAAAGATGCCAAGGCCTTTGAGTTCTGGGAATATGCGCCTGAGTTGTTTGTAGAAGAACAACAAGCAGTAGAACAGGAACGACAGAAACAAGCACTTTTGTTGCATAAGGAACGGATGCGTGAATTTGCAGAGAGACATAATCGAAAAAGGAAGGAGGAAGTAAATGGCAACTCTTGATGAATTGAAAGTCATGATTGACGCTGAGATAGCGCCTTTCAGGAAAAAGATGAAAGAAGTCGAGAATCAGGTCAAAGGAACATCTGACCGAGTGAAAAATGCTACTGCCAAAGTTCGTGAACAGTCGAGCTCAATCGGTAGTGCGTTTGGCAAGCTGGCTAAGTTCGCTGGTTTTGCAATCCTTGGTAAGAAATTACTTGATGTTGGGATGTATTCAACGCAGACAGCTCTTGAAGTGTCAGCGTCTATGAACCAAATTAAGCGACAGATGGGTGAGAGTTCGCAATCTTTCTTAAAATGGGTTAACGATAACGCTAATGCCATGAATATGGGTGTGGGCGAGGCTACTAACTATGGTGCAGTCTACTCAAACTTATTTTCTGGATTTATCAAAGACACCAATAAGCTAAGTGCTTATACTGCTAAGATGTTGCAGACATCGGCAGTGGTTGCTGAAGGTTCAGGGCGCACGATTACAGACGTTATGGAGCGGATTCGCTCAGGTCTACTAGGGAACACCGAAGCAATTGAGGACCTAGGAATCAACGTCAATGTGGCTATGATTAAGTCCACTGAAGCCTTTAAGAAGTTCGCAAACGGACAGAGCTGGCAACAATTAGACTACCAAACCCAGCAACAAATCCGCCTTATGGCTATCCTGGAACAGGCTATAGCCAAGTATGGGAATACCTTGTCTAATTCTGTAAATGGTCGTATCAGCCTGTTTAAGTCGCTGATGAAGGACGCAGCATTGAACCTTGGTAACTCTATGTTACCGATTATCAATGCCATTATGCCTGTCTTGAACTCTTTTGCTATGGTTTTGAAGAACGTGACGGCTAAACTCGCTGAGTTTATCGCTTTGATGTTCAACAAGAAAGCAACAGTGAAAGATGGTGTTGGTGGAGCAGTTGGAGACATGGGTAACGCCATGAAAGACGCTGCAGGCGGAGCAGGAGACCTTGCTGACGCAGTAGACGACGCTGGAGATTCAGCAGGAGGACTTGCTGACAATCTTGGAGACTCCGCCAAAAACGCTAAGAAGGCCGCTAAAGAGTTGCTAGGTCTTTTGGGATTTGATGAGATTAACATCTTGCAAAAACCAAAAGATGACGACGCAGGCGGTTCTGGAGGCGGTGGCAAAGGTGGTAAAGGAAAGGGAGGCGGTGGCGGACCTTTCAAAGACATCTTGCCAGAAGTCGAGTTGACCGACATGGACAACAAATTCAAGAGCATTTTTGATGGTCTTGGAGATAAGCTCAAAGGGTTGTTTGACCTCTTCAAGAAAGGTTTTGATGCAGCATTTAGACCAGAAGGTATAAAACGCATTAAGACTGCCTTAGACCAAATAGCTAAGACAATGGGAGAAATCGCCACTGACCCAAGGGTTGTGAATGCCTTTAACCGAATGGCTGAGAAAATTGCTTATGCTTTAGGGCAAGTGACAGGCTCAATAACCACTATCGGGCTAGGTATCGGTGTTTTCCTTGCCGAAAGTATTGCAAATGGCCTTGGAAGGCAAAAAGAACGCATTATCAGGGCGCTAGTCGCTTTGTTTGATAATGTTGGTAACCTTTCCGAGGCAGTAGGAAACATAGCTCAGGACTTTTCTAGTGCTTTCTACGACGTCATTACCTCAACTGGTGCGGTTCGTATCGGTAGCGCTATTGTGTCAACTCTGTTGAGTTTGACATCTACCATTGTTGAAGTTGGTAGTAAATTAGCAGGAAGTTTGTTTAAAGGTTTTGAAAAAGTCGTTGTGACAAGCGCTCCTAAAACTTCATCAGTCTTCCAAAGTTTATTAGATACTGTTGCGCCTGTATTTGAGAGCATTGAAAGGTCTGTTAACAAATTTGGCGATGGCTTAAGTCGTGTTTATGATGAACATGTAGTCCCTGCTATTAACTCTATTGCTAATGCTTTTAATGGGCTAATTGACATTATTCAGATTCTCTGGGAGAATTCCTGGCAACCTTTTGCTGAGTTTTTATCAGGAGTATTCGGTGTTAGTATTGAAGGAATTTCAGATTTATTAGGAGGTGGCCTTTTAGCCACTTTGGGACTATTGGCGGATGCTATTAAGTTAGTGGCAGATGGTTTCACCGTTTTTTCTGACTGGTGTAAAGAAAACAAAGAACCTATCGTAGCTTTGATAACAACTTGGCAAACGATTAATTTCTTATCATGGGCAGAACAAGCTGGAGGACTTGCAGGAGCATTCAGCTTGTTAGGTAGTAAGATCTCTTCGATTGTTGGAGGGATTAAGAATCTAGGTCTTGCTATTAAAGCATTGACATTTGATAAGTTGGTCAGTTTTGCTGAAACAATCTATTTGAACACCTTATATGCAAAAGATTTTGTGGTCAATTCAGGTAAAACAATTGCACAGCTAGGAAAAACTGCTTTAGAACTTGGTAAATCAGCTCTAGCATGGACTGCTCATGCAGCGAAAATGGGATTAGCAACCGCGGCGAAATTTGCACATTCTGTTGCAACAGGAGTCGCTACAGCTGCAACATGGGCTTTTAATGCAGCGTTAGCAGTTTTGACAAGTCCAATAACATGGATTATTGCAGCAATCGCAGCCTTAATTGCTATCGGTGTTTTGCTCTATCAAAACTGGGACACTGTTGTTGAGTTTGCTAAAACTGCATGGCAAGGACTATGTGATTTTATCAGTGGTATTTGTCAAGCGATTGGCGAATTTTTCAGCGGTCTATGGACGAAACTACAAGCAATCTTTGAGCCGATAGGTCAATGGTTTGGCGAGAAATTCCAGCAAGCATGGGACGCCATTGTAAACATATTCTCTGGCATCGGAGAGTGGTTCTCTGGTGTATTCCAAGGTGCATGGGACGCTATCGTTAATATCTTCACACCAATCGGCTCATGGTTCGGACAACGTTGGGCAGATGTGACTAGTGCGTTGGCTAATATCGGGGCATGGTTTACTGACATGTTCCAAAAAGCATGGACTGGCTTAACAAACATCTTTAGCAAACTAGGTTCTTGGTTTGGCGAGAGATGGAACGATGTTACAAGTGCACTTTCCAAAGTAGCAAGCTGGTTTGGCGATATATTCGGAAAAGCTTTTGACGCTGTTAAAAATGCCTTTAGCTCTATCGGAGACTTCTTTAAAGGCGTTTGGGATACTGTCAAAAGTATCTTCGTTAATGCTGGTCAGATGGTCGGCGAGGCAGTAGGTGGAGCGTTTAAGAGTGCGGTCAATGCGGTTCTTGGAACGATTGAAAATGTAGTCAATGGCTTCATCGGAATGATTAATGGAGTTTTAGGCGTTGTCAGAAACTTACCTGGTCTAGGATGGGTTGGTAGTGTAAGTACAGTTAGCCTCCCTCGTCTTGCCCGTGGTGGTATCGTCGATAGTCCAACAATCGCCATGATTGGTGAAGCTGGTAAAGAGGCGGTCGTACCACTTGAAAATACAGGATTTATCCAAACACTTGGACGAGTAGTCAGCAGTGCGGTAGTAAATGCCATGGCTGGTGTTAGTCCACAAGGTGGATTCTCTGGCGACGGCGACATCGTTATCCAAATCGCAGGCCATGAGTTCGGACGGGTAGCCATCCAAGAAATAAACAAGGAACATGAACGAGCAGGTCAAACCTTGCTCAAGATTTAGGAGGTTAAATGGCACAATTGACAATCAATGGGGTGGCTGTGAAGCCTCCCAAATATTTTCAAGTCGGTATTCAAGATATCGATGGAGAGACAGGGCGTAATGCCAATGGCGACATGATGCGTGACCGTATCACGACCAAACGCAAACTAGACTGTGAATGGGGTATGATGACTCAGGGAGAATTAAGTCAGCTTTTACATGCTGTATCATCTGAATTTTTTGAGGTATCTTATCCAGACCCCATGGATGGCCAAGTCACAAAGACTTTCTATGTCGGTGATAGGACAGCTCCTAGCTATACCTTTACTGAGAAGTTTAAACCTTGGTCTGGCGCTAAATTTAATCTGGTAGAGAGGTAAGAAAATGGACGCTTTAACTAGACGACAATTTGACAGAGCCATGTTTGCCAAGGAAAGGACGCTGGCTATTCGTGTTGGTGATTATGCTTCACGGGATATCAAAGAGGCTAGTTTTGAGTATGGCTACATTAAGGGCGATACTTATAAGCCTGGTGGAACCTGCGCTGGTAGCGGTAAAATTACCTTTACCAGTATCATTACCACGTTCAATAAGCTGGATACCCTGCACCCTGAGATTGGTCTACTGGTTGGGGATACCTACCAGTGGGTCAAGATGGGGGAATACTTCATCAACGATATTGAGATTGACCGAAACCGAAACACTACCACGCTTGAACTTATGGACGGTATGTTTAAGCTCAATCGTGAGTACGTGACGGACTTGCATTTCCCAGCTGAAGTACGAGAGGTTATTCAGGAAATCTGCCTGAAAACAGGCATTGAGTTAGCGAATGACTATTTCGGAATCAGCGCGATGCGTTATCATATTGAGCAAGTTCCTGAGGGCAAGAAACTTTCCTTTAGGGATATGCTGAGCGCTATGACTCAGATGATTGGGATGTCTTGTTTCTTCAACAGAGAAGGCAAGATGGAAATCCGTGATTTGACTGAGTCCAATATCACGATCAACGCTGACAGTTACTTCTTGCATGGCTTGACCAAGAGTGAGATTGAGTATCAGATAGCTGGTATCACTTGTAAGACGGACAAGAAGTCTCTGACGGTCGGTATGAAGACAGGCCGGTCTTTGGAACTGGACAATGTCTTCATGACCCAGAGCGCTTTAAATGACCTGTATTACAAACTGAAAAACCTAACTTACTATCCGTATAATCTCAACTACCAAGGGCATTTACTGCTTGAGGTCGGGCAGTGGGTAACCATTCAGACCAACAAGAAAGAGACTTTTAAAGTTCCCGTGTTAAGTCAGAGCTTTACCTTTAAAGGTGGTCTGAGAGGTCGTATCAGTGCAGATAGTAAGGCTGGAAACGATACCCAGTATTCTTACGAGGGTACGATTACCAAGCAGATTAAGCAACAAGGTGGCATTGAAGCGAAAATCCAAGCGCAGATTGAAGCAACAGATAAAGATTTTGACCAAAAGGTCGACAAAATCAAAAAAGACTTTAACGATCAAGTAGAACTGGCCAAAGCCAGAGCTGAAGAAGTCAAGAGAGAACTGTCTGACACTATCAATCAGCGATTTAATAGCTTTGACAACGGGCCATTGAAAGAAACTAAGCGCAAGGCTGAGGAAGCTTTGCGAAATGCTGGCGCAAGTACCCTGCTTGCACAGGAAGCTAAGCGGATTGGGCTGGATTCTGTCGCTAGACTTGAAGCGTTTAAGTCGCAGACTACGAGCGCACAAACGGCT